TTCATAAACAAACGGCGAACCTAGTCTTTTACAAAGGCGATGATTTGATTGCTACCACTCAAGACTTCACTTATTTTGTCGTTCGTGCTGTTTCAAAAACAGAAGGTGAAATGGGGTCTTACTGGCAGACTGTTGAAGATTTGATCATCGACATGATTGCTTTCCTCAATGAAAACAAGGGTGACTTCACTGATTGGATGAACGATCGAAAGAAAGAGTTTGAGACTTGGAGCAAATATCAAAAAGAAACTTTTGAATCATGGCGAGCAGGTCAAGAATCAGATTACCTTCTTTGGTTTGAATCAATCAAAGACATCCTGAAGGGGATTGATCCCGGTGGAACGATGTTGGCGGAGTTGATGGATGCATGTGTGGATATTCAAGGAACACGGCACAATTCTATTTCAGAACGCTTATTGGCTGATGCTGAATACTTATATAAAAAACTTAGAGCATCCCTTTTCACAATTGATTATGGGGAAATCGAAGTCGTGGATATTCTGCAAGATGATGTCTTTTCCGATAATCATGAGGTTGAAAAAATCGGAACAGTGAACAATGTGAATGAAGAAGGTGCTCTGGTGATCGCGACTATTGATGATCCAAAGCAAAACGTATTCACTCTTGAGAAAGTTGGGGTGATATAAGAATGGCTAAATCAAAACGCATGATGGAAACTGATGAGAAAACAGGAGTACAACGTCAGTTTTTCCCAATCACTCATATCTCTGCGATTATCGGACTAGATAAAATTATTTCTGGCCAATCGAAAGTGTTATCTGTAAACGGGAAAATTGGAGCAGTAGTCATTACTAAAGAAGACCTTGGTCTAGGCAATGCTATCACTGAATTGCCTTACGCCAACGAGATGGAAGATGGGATAATCACTGCTGAAATGTACCAGAAGATTTTAAATTCTGGGGCAGGTGATTACGTGCTGCCGATTGCTGGCATTGATAAGCTCGGTGGGGTGAAAATCGGTGATTTGCTGACCATTGATGAAAAGGGGAAACTTTCAGCGATTAAGCAAACCGATTATAACTTTTCTCTCGAAATAAAACAGAAACTTGATTTTCTCCAAAACTATTCCGCTGGTCAGAACATCAATATCGATGAAGACGGAGTTATCAGTGCAGTGATTGAGTCCGGAGAAGAGTACAACCTGCCAACAGCTTCTGCTGAAGAAAAAGGTGGTATTAAAATCGGTGATCGCTTGACTATTGACGAGAATGGAAAATTAAGTGCTGATCCACAATTTAACTATACAGCTGGGGCAAATATTTCTATCTCTAACACTGGTGTAATTTCTGCCACTGGTGGCGGTGAGGGCGGCGGAGTGAGCCAAGAATATGTTGACGAAAAAGCATCTGAAGCTTATCAAAGTGCTAAAGCTTATGCAGACTCTAAGATTCCTAGTATGACGTTTGAAAAGGTAGGGGAGGTTTAAATAAATGACAGATATTGTAAAAGTGAAACAGGATGGGGCGCAGGTCTATCTTCAATCACAGTGGGAGGCAATCGAAGGCAAACCCACATTACTCAAAGGAGATAAAGGTGATCCGGGAAATGCCGCCACAATAACAGTAGGAACCGTAACAAGTGGAACGACTGCTTCAGTTACCAATGCAGGTACGACTTCAGCTGCAAAATTCAACTTTGTTCTTCCAAAAGGTGATAAGGGTGATCCTGGAACTAATGCTACTACGACTGCTGTTGCAACAACTTCAACAAATGGACTGATGTCGGCTGCGGATAAGACTAAGTTAGACGGATTAAACAATATTACATTTGAGAAAGTAGGCGAAGTTTAATGGCTGATATTGTACAACTAAAAGAAGACGGCGTAGCTAAATATCTTAAAACACATGTTAATGCTATTGACGGAGTTGATGGAGTTTTAGTTAAAGCAACCGGAAATGAAACAATTTTAGGAACTAAGAATTTTCAGGACGGGATTCAAGTATCTGGAAAAAATCCAGTTTTGACAAAGCCTACATTAGACAAAGCTTATATTGATAAGAATAATAATGCATCCGTCGTTGCTGACGGTGCTATGCAGTTGTACCGTAGAGGCGACACAGTATTTTTAACAGGATCAATTCAATTGTCTGCTAGTAAATATAATCAAGGTTTGTGGTTTGATTTACCAGCTTGGGCAGCTCCACCGGAACATGTCAGAATGTATTTTAATACTAGTGAAAAAATGATTCTGCTTTCTTTTAACCCATCAAAATTAAATAATATTGTTTGTGTTGATCAAGTTGCTAAAGATGCCTGGATTACCGGGTCAGCGTGTTGGCTGGCTAAAAACCCATACTAATAAAGGGGGAAATGAATGATGAAAACAATTTTTAAAGTATTATATCCGATTGGTTATGAAATCCATGAGGTAGAAGATGATTTTCCAACAGCGTTGCCATTTGTGGAAGTCGTTCCGATTTCATTTGATAAAAGAGAAGATGAAACCGAAGAAGATTTCGCTCGCAGACAACAATCTCAATTCTTCAACTTCACTGAAAATAAATGGGAAGAAGCAGTCACACAAGATTACTCTAAGAAACTTGAATTATTGGAGAATCTTTCTGCAGGACTTCAAGTTGATAACACTGCTTTAAAAGAATCAAATGCGGCACTAACTGCTAAAACAGATTCGATGGCGCAACTGAATGCCAAATTAATGCTGAATGATGTCGCAATCAATAAAGAAATTGAAACGCTAAAAACACAAATCGGAGGTGCTGAATAATGTTCACTTACACAGACGTTAAGATGATGTTTGATTGGGGCTGCTTCACAACGAAGCAAGTAAGGGAGTTTGTTCCTGACTGCATTACTGAAGCACAATTTGAGCGAATTACCGGAGAAGCCTTTTAGGCTTATTTTTTAGCTCAATTTTTGGTGAGATTCTATTTTTGTAGGAAGTTGGTGGATTATGAATGCTGATGCTTTAATCTCATTTTTGAGTATTGGAGGCACACTGATAGGTACGTTTGCAGGTATTGTCGTTTCAAATAAACTAACAATTTATCGAATTGATCAACTAGAAAAAAAGGTTGAAAAACACAATAACCTAGTTGAGAGAACTTATAAATTGGAGGGAAGGATGACCGAAGCAGAGCACGATCTTCGTGATATGAAGGGAGGTGGTACAGATGCAAAATAAGACGTTTGAAATTCTGAAATGGGTGGCTTTGATTGTAATACCAGCTTTGGCAACATTTGTTGGTGTAGTTGGCAAAGCGATTAATTGGGAGTACACAGATATCACAGTGATAATCATCACAGCGATTGGTACTTTCCTAGGTACAGTGCTTGGTGTCTCTAATCGAACGTTTAAGATGTTTTCATCAGAGGAATAGGAGGAATCAAATGAAAAAGAAAATTACTTTGTTGAGCCTTTTAATGGCTCTTTTTTTGTTGCCTTTTTTCCCGAGTACCGCACAAGCGGCGAAAGGGGATCAGGGTGTAGATTGGGCCGTTTATCAAGGGGCACAAGGGAAATTCGGGTATGGCTCGGATAAGTTTTCGATTAGTCAAATCGGTGGATACAATGCTGGTGGTTTGTATAATCAGTGGACGTATTCTAGTCAAGTAGCTTCGACAATCGCACAGGGCAAACGCGCACACACTTATATTTGGTATGATACGTGGGGAAGCATGAGTATTGCTAAAACTACTTTGGATTATTTCTTGCCAAAAATTCAAACGCCTAAAGGTTCGATTGTCGCACTGGATTTCGAACATGGTGCAAGCTCTAATAAACAAGCCAATACAGACACCATTTTGTACGGCATGCGGCGAATTAAGCAAGCCGGTTACACTCCGATGTATTATTCGTACAAGCCTTTCACACTTCAATATGTGTACTATCAGCAGATTTTGAAGGAGTTCCCTAACAGTTTGTGGATGGCAGCTTATCCAAATTACAATGTGACACCATCACCAGTTTGGAGCGTGTTTCCGAGCATGGAGGGCGTAGCAATATATCAGTTTACAAGTACTTATGTTGCTGGTGGACTTGACGGTAATGTTGATTTAACAGGTATCACAGATAACGGATACAACGGAGCCATTAAGGACGATGATGGAAAAGTTACTGTTAAGCCTGACACAGAAACGCCAGCGATTGATCAAGGTCAGCAAGCGAACGAAACACCTAAAAAAGACATTGAACCAGGCTTCAAAGTAAAAGTGAATTTCTCTGCTTCTACTTGGTCAACCGGACAAGCAATCCCACAATGGGTGAAAGGTAATAGTTACACTGTTAAGGAGGTCAGCGGAACGAAAGTATTGCTTGACGGAATCATGAGCTGGATCAATCGCAAGGATGTTGAAATCTTGCAAACAACCACTCAAACGCCAAGCACTACTACATCGACACATATTGTTCGTTCGGGTGAGACTCTATCAGGTATCGCTTCTAAATATGGGACAACCTATCAAACGCTTGCTAGTCTTAATGGTTTATCCAATCCGAATTACATTTATGTTGGTCAACAACTGAAAGTTTCGGGAGCGGCTAGTACATCGAGAGTTTATATTGTCATTTCAGGTGATAACTTATCCACGATTGCCCAAAAACTCGGGACGACTTATTCAAGTTTGGCTCAAAAGAATGGTATTGCGAATCCAAACCTGATTTATCCAGGGCAACGCTTAGCATACTAATAAACTAGACTTCAGCTTAATTGGATGCTCTGCACAAATGACCCGAAAGGCAACACGGTTGGCGGATACCAAGACTTCACAGAGACACGCGGGTATCACGACTTGTAAAATAATGTTTGCATCTAATTTTATTTATGAGTTATACTAACTAACGCTGGTGGCTGATACCAGTATTAGAGACATGCTGATCGACCACCCCCATGGTTGGTCAGCTTTTTGTTTTGGAACCTAAATGGTTGATATAAAAC